CCCCAATGAGCCGGGCTTCCACGTTAATGACTTCTGGCTTGATCGTGAGGACCGTCGTCATGAGGTGCAGTGGCTTGCCGAGTGGGGCCCACTTGACCCTGACTTGTTTATCCGTCGTTTTAATCAGGCGTCCAAACCACCGCTGGCGTGCCCTCTTTACGCCGCCTACTGTGCGCTGAACCCGCCGCCGTCGGTGTCGCGGCAGTTCTCGCACTGCCAAGTCGACCAACACACGCTGCGCGTTGCGTGCGACAAGTTCATGCCCACGTCTCATTTCAAGCCCGAGCCCGAGCGCTACCGCCGGGCCCTCGACCTCTCCTACGCCATGTACAAGCAATACGTCACGCGCAAGCCCGTGGAGTGGACTGTTGAGCAGGCCATGATGGACACCGAGCCCAATCGCTCGCCTGGTTATCCGTATGAGACCATGTTCAAGTCGAAGGGCCACTATTTCACCAGCGGTGTGTTCAGGCGTGAGCAAGACGCCTACTTCGACACGCTTCTCACCAAGCCCCGCCAAGAAATCTTGCTTATGAATCGTAAATCTGGCGAGATTCGCCCACTCGATAAGTGTGGCAAAGCCCGCGTGGTTTTCTGTGACTCAGTGCACCGCGTCATTGCGTCAAAACGCTTGGCGGGGGACCTCCACACGCAGATCATTGACAACTGCGAGATTTCCTTCTCCGGCCGTGGTTGGTGTACTCTGGGCACGAGCCCCTTCTACGGGTCCTTCGACCGCATGGCCAAGCTTGTCGGCACCTCCACGTGCATGGCCGTCGACGGAGATGCCTGGGAGACGACAATGTCACACCCTGTGCTCTCCGACCTCAGCACCATGGTCGCCGACTTATCGCAGCTCGAGGGCGACAACCGGGTTCGTTTCCTCAATTTGATGGAGACTTTGAATTCGGGTTGGTGCTGCACCACCGATGGCATGCTTTTCGTGAAGCATGGGAAGAACGGGTCGGGCAATGCCCTCACGTCGCTTCTTAACACTATCTGGAACACCGTCAGCACGATCTACGGCATCCTTGGCCAGCACGATTATCGCACCCTTGAGAGTCTGGTTCGCGATTTTACCGCATTTCAATTGGGCGACGATTGTATCCTTGCGTACAGGGTGCCCTTCGACCAGGACAAGTTTCGCCTCGACAACCTCCAAGCGTTCCGCCTTACGTACGCCCTCGCGCCTGCCGGCCCCATCCACACGCAACTTTGGATGAATATGGGCTGGGTCGTCGACCCCTATGATGGCCACACCCTCGTCGCCCGTTCAGACGGCGACAAGGCGCATGCGACTCTCA